TGATGTTAATTCTGAACTTGTATTTCTTCTGAATTGTAATTGTAATCCCATCAGAATCCTCCCAAATCTATTTTAAATATTCCTTCACTACCACTATTAAAATCTCCGCAATCTAAAATCCCTGAACTTCCTCCAATACCTTGGGCAACTTTCTGTTTATCTTCATCCGTATAATCATTCGTTGAAAGTCCTTTACCTTGAACTTTGTCCACTTTATTTGTTACGTCAACATGAGATGCGATCTCCGCTAATTGATCTGGTGTTAATTCAACAGGCGGTAAAATATCAGGTAAAATATCAGGTAAGATAATCGGAAGAACGACTGGTAATAAAGTCATTACTTTTTCTTCAAATGTTTTATGTGCGACACCTGTTGTCATTTCACATATTTTGATTTTGGTTCAGAATCTTTCTTTAATAGCTCATAATACCGTTCCTGATAACCTGCGGTTTCCTTTGCTATCATAAACCTGACAAGGCATTCATTGTAAGGAGTAAGTAAGACTTCAGGAACAGTACATTTCATTACGTCACGAAGGAAATCGAGCGAAGTCATCTCAGAGAAGACATTAAGTTTTTCGATCCCGGCAGCAAGTTCCATCTTTGTAGGTTCACTGTAAAGAAGTTTTTGTTCCCGTTCTGACATCTCACTAACAAGATTTATGAGATGGTTCGCAACCGGGTATAAATCCTTCACCATGCAGGTTATTATAAGTTTTCCGAACTTCAATGCAATGTCTTCATCCCATTTTCCGCCCGTGACAATCGGATAATAATAACCGTCCATAACACGAATAATAACGCCAAAATCATTATCTTCCTTCCGGGTGATGAATAACCTTTGCCCATAACAGATCATCTTACAGAACTCCTCTAAAGTGGCAGGAACGGGATAATTCTTGTCTTTTATCCTTATCTGATCCGGGACCGGAAGTTGAACGAGTCCTTCAGGAAGGCCAGAATAAAGAAGTGTATTAAACATCATATCTTTCAATGTGAGCTTATCTATGTGTACCATACCTGGTGAATTGGTTTGTTTGCAGTCGTACTCTGAACAAAGTAACGAATCCCGGAAAGCAAATGATCGAATCCTTTATTCGGGATCCCGGCTTTTTTATCGTTCCATGTATAATTACGGAGTTCTTTTATAAGATTCAGTGAGTCTTTATCAACTATTATATCGTAATCCTGGACCAGTCGTATGCCCTCCAGAACGCTTCCTTCATGCTTTTTAACGCCTTTAATGTTCAATGGAGTATCCTTTAACTCGGAGATCAATCGTGGATCCTCGCTATCAGCAATGATTAATTCGTGTGATTTTGCATGAGACCTGACCTGTGACCGCAAATCAGAAATCTGTAAGTTGTTTAAATAGAAACATTCCTTTGCGTAAATCTTCCGTTTGCGTGCATCTATCGCAACTTTTACCATCGCATCAGGGTCGGGATGAAAACCGAAATCCAGGGCGAAACCATAAGGCAACGAACTGTCGAACTCGCCATAATCCCACCGGGGATAAATTACGCCTTCGAGTTGACCTATCAGACCTTCGAGATAAACCCGTTTGTAATTCGGGTCACGTTCGGCTCTGCGATAAATATCTTTTACAATTTCTTCCGATTCAAATGGATTATCTTTTACTGTTGAATGAATTAGTGTAATATCATTCTCATATTGAGGATTGTTAATATACTGTTCATAAACCCAAAACTCACTTACCGGGTTCCAGTCAGCGAAAATTTGCTTACGTGTTCTTTGCGCCAAATGAAAAAAAGTGTCGTAATCGATATATTGAAGTTCGTTGACGAAAATTCTATCCCTTTCCGGCCCATGTACTTTATCTGGCGTGTCAACTGAGAAAAATTCAATAATAGATTTATTGACAGTAAAAATATTATCTGATTTATTATGGTTCCTTTCCGAGTAGAGATTATTATTTTTTAAGAAGTTGAGAAAATCTCTCATCGCTCCCTTTTTGAGATGCGGCATCGTTTCTGAAACTATACTGTTGACAGTTGGCTCTCTATCTTCAACTGCTAAATTATAAATGACTTGATTTATACTAAATGTTTTTGAACTTCTCGTACCGCCTTCATCAAAAACGTATCTTGTTTTTGCAGCAAGATTTTTATCAAATATTTTAGTCTTGAATATTTCCTGCCTCATTTCTTATCTTTCCAGATAATATTTATTTTATCATCATCGGACGTTAAGTCAGTCCGCTCTTTCAGACCCAAATCACGTGCAATGATATTCGCATTAAGCAAATCTGCTGAAGCACCCTGGAACTTCTGATCATAAATTGTTTTTTCAATATCTGCAATGACTGTGTTAAAATCTTTCTCTCCATCAGGTAATTGCGCCTTGAATGTCCTGAAATATGCTTCATTACAATTGAGATAAAAACAAAGTTGCGAAAGTGTCATTGCTCGCATTTTAGGAAACACTTCTTTTGTCACTACTCCTTGATATGCAAAACCCCTCGTTTCATAGAGGGGATGATCTTCGCACCATTGAAAGTATTCGCAAGCAGCTTGCCAAAGTAATTCAGGAGTTTTAAATAACTTATCTCTCCCATGCTTTGATCTTAATTTCCAGAACTGATTTCCAAGAGGTGCGCCCATCTTTAATAAATTAAAGGCGGAACTCTCTACCAGAAAATCCCGCCTTCATTCTCATAAGCAAATGTCTTAATCCCTAAAACAATTCGCAATTTACATCATTTTGTCAATACATTAATGAATTTTGTCAATATTTTTATTAACACTTATTTATTAACTCTTCTCCTGTAATCTCCAAATAAATATTTTGTAACTGATGAAAGTAATCAATAAGTTCAATAGTTTTAAATTGAAATTGTTTTGATCCGACTTGTAATAAAACACTATACTTATTAGAATTATCTTCATATATTTGATTTTGTTTTATATGCAATTCTCTATAATTGAGTAATTTCGAAATTGTTTGAGAATCAGATAAAGGGATACCTGATATTCTTTCCGGACGCCCTAATTGCCATAATTCTAAGGGCCCATCTATATAACCTTGTTCTGGCTGAAACTCATCCATATAATCGTTCAAATCCCATCGAATAATATTTCCGATTTTTAATTTCTTCACCTTAAAATATTTCATAATACAAATTTAACATTTAAAAATGATCCCCGGTTTTAGGCTCACTTAGAATTTAAATTACCCGTTATAAAAACCAGGAGCATGACGCAAAGAACGTTGCCGGGGATCACTGTTTATAATCTCCTCAGACTTGCTTTTGCTTCTTTCATTTCCTGATTTGCTTTTGCTATTCTTTCAGCTTGAACTTCTTTAAACTTTCTGTGGATTGCTTCAAATAGTTCGTTTGCTTGTGCGATAGGTCTGTCGGTAATAACTTGTACTATCTGCTCAACTTCTGTTAAAAATTCATCGTTCATAATTTTAAGTTTTAATGTTTATAATAGACCTTTGAGTAAATTCAATATTGATTCTTCCCGGATAATCCAGTTAACTTCACGCTTATCTTTATCTGATTTAAGCATTGAAAGAACGTGTTCATGTAGTTTAATTTGTTTCAAGATTCTTGACCGGATTACCGGGCCAGCGAATAACCATTTTAGTAAGCTCATCTTATTTTATGTTAAGGTTTAAAAACCCTATATAAAGGCAGCTTGCATAATTACTTTTAACAAACATTATATATGGTAAAATTCCGAAATATTGAGGATAATCAGGAATCTTTATATCATACCACAAATCCAAAAATCTTACTTTAATTTTCATGTTTATAAATTTTAATATTCAGGGCAAGTTGCCTGTAAACAATGCACATAATTTTTAATCCAGATTGTATCTCCGCATTTGATTTCAAATTTCTTCTCTTCTTCTTTCTGCATCCAGAGTATGATTTCATCTTTGGTCTTATCGCAGATTCCCCAATTTTCCATTTTGTAGTTAACGAGGGTATCTTTTGTAATGGTATTCAACCGGAGATAATCACATCCCCAACAGTGATCCTGATACTTTTTGCAGGAGAATATTGCACAAAGGAGAATTAAGAATAATAAGGTTTTCATAGATTAGATTTTATAAATTCATTTCTATTGAATGTTTTGCTGTTGATTCTTTTTAGACAGTCTTTACAGGCGTTACCGAGAGGTATATTAAATGACGCACGGTAATGATTAAATTTCCGACCACAAACAGGATGAGTTAAATCATCGTCTATTTCAAATGATATATGAAGCTTCTGTCCTCCTTTGTGCTGAATGTATCTCATATCTATCTATTTTAAATTATTCTCTTTAGCGGGATTTGAGGTATTTCTTTTAACTGATCTGAAAAAACTGTAATTCCATTATCTAATAGAAATGATTTTCTTCCTCTCTTGAATCCAATAAATAACTCACCACTTTGCATATTAGGTTTAGATTTCTCTTTGCCTAAAATTCTTTTTATGACTGTAACAATAGATCCATTATAGAGATATTGTTTACCAACTTTAACATTTATTGTTTTCATTTGATATTTATTTCTGTTAACCAATAATTATGAAGATCGTAAATAGTAATAAACTCTTTCTTATTCTCAACTACAATAAAATTGTTATTACGATAAAATTTACAAACATCAATAATGGCCCATTCTACAAATTCTTTTTCAAATATTGGTTTCTTTTCATCTCTCAATTCCGGTTCCTCATCCTTTTCACGAAGAGATTTAAGTTCATTCCTTAATCGGTTGTAATCATCACTCATAGACCACCATTGGATTTTGCTTTCTATAAGTTTAATTAATTCATCTTGTTTATCAATTAATTTCTGCATCTTTGCCGTGCGTTCAGAGGCATATTCTTCATTCCATTTTTCTATTAATGAAATACATGATTTACCGGTTAAAGGAGTATCTTCACGAACATGATTTAACTCAAGAAATAATTTAATTTTCTCTTTTGTTTTCATCTTATTTACTGCTTTTGATTAATCCGTCTCTCATTGCTTTAACTCCTTCTTTAGAACTAAAATAACGAGCAAGTTCAATATCTATATAACCTAATTTTAAATATTTTTCTTTTGCCCATTATTCAATATCCTCATCCGTTATTTCGGGTTTATCGGGAAGAGGCTGGAGATACCAAATAATTTTAAAATCTAACCAAAGTTGTCTTGTTTTTTCGTCAAAGTGCATTAAAATAACTTCCCCCTCAAAGTCATCTTGAAGAGCATAATAATCTCCTTTTTCTTTCGGCAAATCCTCTTCTGATTTGATAAATACCTTTTTAAATAATTCTGTTTTCATCTCTTCATTTTTTATCACCAGAAGCCGCCCAAACATACAGTTGAAAGCAATAGACTACTTCTGTTATTTGGGTTCTCACTTCTGGCTTATTTTACATATCTTCGTTCAAACTTTTTAATCCTAATCTCATAATAGTTTTTTCTTTTCCTTTCCAATACCAGGAATCCAGCTGGGAGTTTCTCAAAAGAATAACTTCCGTGTTCAGTGATAATTCTGTTCTCCTGGATGTCAAAACTCACATAATGCCAAGCGGGAATGACTTCCAGAATAGGTGCGTGGAGCGTCAGAGGAGAAAGTAAAAGCAATATCAATAAAAGGATTCTCATCAGTTATAAATCATTATCGGCTCCCGGACAATCGGAAAACCACATTTCATTTCTCTCAGATGTTTATGAAAAATTAAATCAGACTTTCTCGCAATTTCCTGATTATATGAATTTATCTTCCTGGCAAAGTTCTTGTCTGTATCTATGAAGTTATTCACAGTTTTAATACTATGAATTGCCGTTGAGTGATCCCTGCCGTAATGCCTTGCCATTTGCAAAAGGGATTCTTTAGTGTATTTCTTCAGGAAATAAATTATCATCTGACGGGCCAGAACTATTTCATGCTTTCTTGTTCTGCCTTTCAATGATTCGGACGGGATTTTCTCACCGTTACAAATTACATTTTGAATTTCAGTAAATGTTATCATGGATTAACTATTTTAAGACTATATTTCTTAATGTCATCAATATGTACCCAGGAAGGATTTGTCTTACCATTTATCATTACCGGCTTATAAATATTCCAAACAGCCGGGCCGGAAACATCATGCTTTTTCAAAATATCATTATAAGTAAAATATTCCGGACCTTTATTTTCTCCAATAAATAACTTTTCAAAACGTAAGAAAAACTGCACACCGTTTTTATCCTTTTGCCGAAGTTTCATAATTGACATAAAATTCTTCCGCCAGAAATCATCCATCCGAGTTCTCTTAATTACTTGAGCAATCACGTCAGGAGTTTTACCATCAATGCGAATAAGTTTATCCAAAGTATCAATCCAATCATTCTTTTGTTTATCAGTTTTGGGCCGCAAATCTTCATCAAAAAAAACTACCACCTTTTTATATAATTCAATTAAATCTTTATTTTCATTTATATTTTCATCTTCATTTAATAAAGGCATTGCCACGGCATTGCCACGGCATTCATCTTTTTGCCATCTTTTTTTTGCATTTTCGCTTTGGTGTTCTATGTGTTTATTCCGTTTATCTTTTTCAATTTGCATCCTGTTTTGGTAATAATTTCCCTCTTCATCAATAAGCAATTTCTCCGCAATAACTTCCGGTATTTCCCTTGTTTTGCAAATACTTAATATTTGTCTTTTTGTTAAATGTCCCTTGTCGGCTTGGTGACAAAGTATTCGTGTATATTTTCCAACTTCCTCATCAGTCATAAATTCCGTGCCGACTAAGAAGTCCTGGTAATACCACAAAACTGCGGGGTCTTTCATGATAGTCTTAAATTATTTTTCCAAAAAGATTCTATTGCAATTTTCCCATCTATTTCTCTATTAATATAATTGAGTATTCCTATATTTTTATGATGAAGAATGCCATCTATATTTCTATATTCATAAAATGTAAATGGCTGTATTCCATTAGTTGAAACAACAATAAAATATCTTGCACCTATTAATTCGCAAAGTTTCAATTGAGCCCAAGTTGCTGATCCAATTCTACATTTCATTGCTTCTTCAACATAAATTGTCATCTTATATTTAATTTCATAAAATGCCTTAAATTCTATTGATGAATCAGAAAAATTTGTTCTATATTCAAAAAATCCAACATCGGATTCTGAGAGTTCAAGTTTCATTACTGATGTAGCTTCTATACTATCAATATCAAACATCCCAAATTGAGGCCCTAATTTTCTATGTAAAAGTCCAAATTCAGAACCTTTGCCATCAAATCTTGGTTTTACATTATTTTCATCAATTTTAAAAGGTATTCTTATTTGATTTTCCATATAACTAATTCTCTTGAAATGACCAATAATTGTTTATTTTCTTTTGCCCAGTCAACTTGTTGCGGATTATATTGTTCTGAACTATAAGGACATTGAACTCTCATAAATACAGGTAATCCAACTTTTTTATAAATATCAAAGACATGATCTGAATATTGTTTATCAGGTGCATTCCATTGAGTTGGCTGGAGTAACATAGCGACATATCCTCCTCTATTTTTAGAAGATTCAATTCGTTTAACGAATGATTTTATGATATTTGTCATTGCATCTGCAAAGTCATCGCTTGTTTTTAGATTTGCGAGATTGTTAACATTATCACCATATTTATTTATCGCCTGTCTCCAATAAGGAGGGTCGAGATAGATTAATGAAACATCCTGCCAGGCACCCTTGAATATTTCCGGTATATCTTTTAAAATATCGAACTCATGAATTTCGTGTTTGCGGGCCTCAATAGGTGTTAAATCACCTACCCAATAACGTCTAAATCGGTTACGGCAAACATCAATAGTCGAACCGCCACCTGCAAATGGATCAACTATAATATCAAATGGTTTTGTAAATAGATAGAGTAGATTTTCTACTATTGTTTGTTCACTATTTCCGAAATGAGTAACTTCATTATTAAGTTTAGAAAATCTCCAGACATTATAAAGAGGTTGTGTAAATTCAGAATTTTTAAATTCAGCTTTTGTTTTTTCTTCTTCAAATGATTTTTCTTTTTCTTGTTCCGTCTCAAAGGATTGTATCGGTAATTGAAAATTCTCAATTTTCGATATAATATCTGATATCGTATTTTGTTTCAATCCTACTTTTTCCGCTATTTGTTCCTGAGTATAACAAGACAAATAAAGATCACGAATTAATCTATTCCTTTCTGTTTCTTGTGCTTTATCAATATCCTTTGTCCATGTATTGATCGTTTCGTAAGTAATAGAAAGTATTTCTGCAAGTCTCTTTTTCTTTTGTGATCTTTCTTCAATTTTAGTATTGGCATAAATTTTAATTGCCATCGATTGTTTATCCTTCCGATCTAATTGAAATCCATATTTAGAATTTCTTTCAATGGCAAGTTCCAGAAGTTCATTATCATCTGCGGTTTCGGTAATTATAACAGGAATATTATCTTGTTTTTTTTCTTTATATGCCGTCCATCTATGCCATCCATCTATAAGTTCATTTTTCTGGTTTATTTCAATAGGAGGCAATAAGATTAAGTTTTCACTATATTCCTGTACTTTGGCAGGATTCTTTCTTATTCTTGGATATAAATCCTCTCTGTAAATAATTTCGTTTGTTTTAATTGTCATTATTAAATTTTTAGATTCATATCAAAAAATTAAGCCAGCTCAAAACAACAAATCCACTGAGGAACGGCGCTACCCGGAAACCTTTCGTGGATGTTGCTGCCAGAGCTGGCAGTATAATTCAAAAAATTAATTCTATATTTCATGGAGCGCCGTTTTTACGAAAGCAAATTTACTGAATATTGTCAATATATTACTGTTTTTTGTCATTATATTTATTAACAATCCCTAAATTGCCTTATCTTTTATCTTCATCAAATCATCGAAATTCACCATTACCCTGCCAGTTCGTTTATCAGGATTGCGCTTATACGACCTGACAATACCCACCTTCATTGCCCTTTCAAGTTTTCCACGACCTCCCTTTCCAAGTGCTTTCGAAGCACTATTTTTAGTGATCCAATTATCCATCTTCACCAGGCGGAAATATTCATTGCCGAGTTGAGCGAGTCTCATATTTTATCCCCATTGATTTGCCATTGCATTTGCTATTCCTTGAAATGTACGTGACCTGTCTTTCCATCTTTCGGGACTCGGTGTCATTTTCCAGATTCTGCCTTCACGTCCATCAACTATATTTGTTGGTTGAAGTTTTGGAAGATTTTTTAACCATAAACAGGTTGCTTTTGTTTCTCCATGTCCGAACATCCAAGGTTGAATTATCTGATCCGGTCTACGATAAAAACCTGACATTATACCGATTGGATTTTCAATACAAATCTTTTCTATTTTTATTAATGCCAGATTAAGGAAAAATTCAGCAGCTTTTAATCTATCCCAATATCTCTCAGGATTTATTTTATAGTATTTATTTGCACTAACAGTTAAATAAGGACATGGAGGGAAAGCAATCATTATATTCCATCCATCATATAAATGATTTAGAATATTATCTTGAATATGCGGCCCCGGTTTTTCGCTTGGAAGTAAATCACAACTAATCGCATCATGACCCTTTGCAATGAATGCATCCCTGACAATGCCAGAAAATTCACATGCAATTAAAACTTTCATACTGTTGATAATTCAAGTTCTTTAATCTTAACTTTCAATTCAGCGATTTTTGCTTCAATTTCCCAACGATTGAATTTGTGTCCATTCCTTTTATAAAGTGCAGCCCTGATTTTCAGGCATTCAAACTTCTCTGGGCCGAGTTTCATAAAAAGATTGTCACGATATTCAATTAAATTGCCATGCAAAAAAGTATTGCAATGATTGCATTGGCCGTGACAATTATCCTCATCGAAACGGAGTCCGGCGTAATGACCAACATTGTAGAAATGACCGGCCTGAAGGAATCTTTCATCCTTGATCTGGCCGCAGGAAATACACCTGAAATGAGAGCAGCCGGCCAAGTCTCTCTGTCTGATATAAAGATTGAAGAGACTCTGGCATTTAGCGATCAATTTCGGGAGCGATGTTTTCATATCAATTTACCTTTGAAATGATTGATGAGTTTCTCCATGTGACTGAGATAATAAGCCTCGAAAGTGTCAAATCCTTCCGGTTTTTGTTCCCAATAACGATAAAGAACAGCACGTAACCTCTGACTTGGAGGCTTACCTGTATCAGCATATTCAACTTTCAGATTATCAATATCAGATAATTCCTGGGTAGTTAAAGCATCAGGAGCGAAAGCCAGGAATCCTGTTTTATAAAGTGAGTAATGAATATTAGACATTGTCTCAGGCTTTATCTCATTAGTAGTAAAAACTAATTTGATAGTCTGATTGAGATTTGAACGGTAACTTTCAAGACAGGCTGGTATTTGATAAGTTTTCATTGTAGATAATCATATTTTTCATAAATAGAAAGTTTCTCTTTGACCAGTTCAATTAATTTGTCAAGCCTTATTTCGTATTCTTTGAAGAGTTCTAAATCAGGTTTTACCCGGACGATGAAAGGTTTCATTCCTTCGACAAAACTCATGAAGTCGCAATAGTCAAATCCTGACACAAAAAGTTGACCTTGGACTTGATGTTTATAATCTGCTGGCAATTTTCCTGATTCGATATATTCCAAGTGAGTTTTCATCAGTGGACATTTAATTTCTATCATTGCATTATCTAAAATCCCATCAGGTGAGATACCTATCCAATGATGATATTTATGATCTTCGTCTGGTGTCAGGAATCCTATTGTCTTAACTTCCGTTTCAAAAATAGATTCATATTCGGCCCTTGCGATCGGTTCCGTTTCAATGCCGTGTTCCATTATAGCGTTAGAATAGGTTTCTTCAGCCTTCCCTGTGATTATTTCGCAAGCAATGTTTGTGATTAGGTCTTTATATGTCTGAGTTGATTCCCCAGCCATAAGTGCTTTAAAACGGGTTCCTGTGACTCGTCCGCATTTGGATTGAAACCATGCTTCTGATTGCTGTTCGATATTATGAATGATCATGATTCAAGGGTTTTATCCATTTCGACCATGAGTTCAAATAATATCCATGCCTGATCGTTAAGTTCTTCTTTGGTAATCCTACCGGCAACAAGAAGATCTTTTGCATAAGAAACAGCAAATCCCGAATAGCGGGATTTTTCCCTACTCAGAGCCTTTCCAAAATTTGACTGTCTGTTCTGAGTAACAGGTTTAATGACTTTGTATTCCTTTAACTCGCCAGATTTCTTATCAGTATAAGTTTTAGTTTCTTCCGTAAATTCGACTTCCTGTCCAGGGATGAACTTTTTCTGGTCCTTGTATTTTGAAGTATAAAGAGCAACCTCTCCATCATACTTAATTCGGAAGGAATACATCTTTCCATATTGACTCTCAAATTCTTTTGAAAAAGTTACATCTTCGATAATTGCTTTCATGTTTAGGTATATTAATTTTTGCAGTATAGTTTACATAACTCAGTTTCCGGATCCCGGGTTAATCTCTCATTTCTTATTATCCTGGCTTTTTCAATCCTTGCCCTGGTATAAAAGAAATGCCAGTTCATTGGATTTATTTCATCAGCATATCTTGAGACAATCTCAGCGATTTCATCGGTTGTCCGGGATTCAATCAGTTGGATGAATATGTTAATCATGATTCTTTAAATGAAGCAATCTGAAATTTGAATTTTTCTATTGATCTTTCGTGATCATTCAATTTCTTTTCATATTCATCTTTGAGTTCAGATTTTTTGAAGTCATTGTAAAGTGGAAGAAGTTCAGATAATGGTTTGATTTTTGGCCCCCATTGAGCAATCAAAAACGGTATCATACTCCAGGTATATTTATTTATCCTTGCATCTTCTGATTCATAATTTTTACCGACAACTAAAGGATCAGGATTATGACGACTATACCAAATCTCAATCATATCAAAATATTTTTCCTTTTCACAAAGTGCTATAAGACTAAGAATAGATAATGGGATCGCTTCATTTGAGAAACTTTTGTAACTTTCCCGACGGTCAAGAATAGAATGATAAATTTCTCTTTGTGCCTCGGTCATCGCTGGAAAAGGTAAAGGACTTGTATTATTACCTTTAATCAATTCGGCTTGTTTGGTTAATCCGAGTTCATCAACTAAAGATTTCCATTTTTCAATTTCAGTGCCTTCAAAGATTGTCTCTTTGTGTTCGTCAATAAGAAATAATTTTGTTTCCATAATTCAGTTTTTAGGTTTAGACATTATATTTTAAATCATTTATTTCTTCACTTGTCATTTCGACTTCGCCGGTTCCGCCGCAGGTCGGGCAGGATTCAAATTCGCAATGATCTCCACATTCAGGACAGATACCATAATCTATTGAATCATTGTCTCTGTTGCCGATAGCCGATGCGCCGCAACAATCAGATAGCTTTTCACTGTCGCCATCACAGTCAGGGCAGGAAGTCATAATCCTTTTTTCATTGCAGGGATTATCCGGCAAATTTTGAATTTCCGCAGGTATCATGGCTTAAATTGATCACCAATAATTAAAGATAAAATCACATAATCTTTTAAATCTATAAATGGATTTATAGACATAATATGGGTTATTGTTCGAAAACAATATCTTCCACTATAAGAACCATCGGAAGGATCAAATTCTTTTAACATAATTCTATCACTAACTTTGAAATCACGATCATTTTTTCTGATCTCGAATGATTTTTCATTTTTAAAAACTGGTTCAAAATATTCAGGCCAACTTTTTAATTGGTGAGTTTTCATAATTGACATAGAATTATAATGAATACTATTAATCCAAATAAAATAAATGGCAGCCAGGATGTTAAATCACGTTTCATTTGCCTGGTTGTAATTTCAAAATTTCAAATTGCTCCTCTGGTGTGATACAATCTTTGCAAATTCGATCAAGTCTGGATTTTTGCTCATCCCATCCAAATAATGATCTATTACCTGTATAAAGTTCTTTGCCGCATCTCCGACAATTCACTTTAATTAATTGAAATTTTATTTTTCTCATCGCTTTCTTTAATTATTTTCTCACCAGTAACAATCTCAAAATACTCAGCTAATAAGTCAGCTAATTTGATAATCGCCAAAACTTCAGGATCAGATAGTTTATTTTCCATTGGTTTCATGCTGCCAGTCGTTAATTAATTTTATTAGTCGCCTGATTCGAGACAGATATTTCTTTGGGATTCTATTCTTTTGTACTCCCGTTCTATCTCCCTTTGTTAAGAATCTTGAAAGTTCAGACCAATTGATAATATTTTTAGAATCCATTGTTATAGAATAGATAATTTAGGTAAATCCCTGTCAGACAAAAATTCCAAAATCTGATGTTCTATATTCAAATATTGTGAATTAAAATCTGGATCATTATTTAATGAAAGATGTATTTTTTTACTATCTTCTCCTGCAGAGGTAAATTTATAAGTATTTAATGGAGGATTATATTCGGAAATATAATATTGTTCTAATTCAAATAATTGATATGATTCACAAATTTCTATGATTTTAAATTCTAAATCATCAAAACAAAATTTTCTTAAATGATTATATATTGGAGGATATTTTTTTAAGTAGGATATTTTTGCATTCAACCATGTTGATTTCCTTTGTTGTAAATTTACAGTGGCTCCTATATAAAAAATATCAGAATTAATTCTTGATTGTAAAATATATATACCTGAAGTTTTCATAATGCGAATATAAACTACATTTGTGGAATAACAATACAAATTTCGAATTATTTTGGTTCTTTTTTTTATGAACCAGATTTATCATTATTTTGCCATTTATTTGCGATTTGCGAAGCGGTAGTTTTCTGCAACGTACTTATCACAAAAGAATAGATCGTTTAAAATAAGGACAAGTCCATGCGAAATTCAGGCAAAATTAAGAACTCCGGCGGAATGGGATTCACAACCGGAGTTCAAAACTAACTAACCTAAAACCTAAACATGAAAAACCTCAAAATTTTACAACTGTCCCCAAAAGCATAAGGAATTGTTTATCGGTGAAATTATATCCGGCACCGACATTCAGAAATTCAAGGAAGTTAAATGTACCGACAGTTGATATAGATGTACTCGCCGAACTTGACCATTGATAACCGAGCAAGGCAATAAGATTGAAACCATAATTGTTATATGGAGCTCCATTGACATCTATGTAATGACGAAATCCTATCCCCGGCCCAACAGAACTGAGCGGCGATGAATCGAATTTCTTTGTAGTCTTATTCCACGTCAGAGCAACGGCTGTGATTTCAACCGTGGGCCGGAAGAGCCAGACACTTTGATTGACTGACATTGCGCCGAGTGATTTCTTTGCCTCAAAGATTGTAGCGTCAAGAGGTTTAAAGAATCCTTTAAAACTCTGCGCTTGGCAAACTCCTATCAAAAGGAGTGAGAAAATGATAATTAACTTTTTCATTGTTTTAGACTTAGGCCGTTACTTACATCGCCGCCGGTGACATTCTTATCTTTCTGAAGATAACCGGCAACCGCCAAGAGGACAGCGATAATAATATCTTTCAGACTTACCGTTCCGTTCTGAATCAGCGGAACTACTACCATAACAATAGCAAGTAATATACCCACTAATGTTGTTTTCCATGATGTGTTCTTAAACATAACTTCAATTTTTAGTTTAACATATAATTATATCAAAACGATTCGGTAAAAAATAGTTTAAAGCGAGTAATGCAATATCGGGTCTTACAATATCTAAAGTCCCATTGCCGTCAATATCCATATAATCCATTCCTGCCATCTGACAACCTTCAGTATCAACTTTTACGCCCGTAGCGAAATTCCCTCCATGTATAAGAATCCCGTCACGATTTGGAACTCCTTTTATCCAAAAACAATTTTGGTGCTTATCATCGGAATATTTCTGACAAAGAAATTTTCCTTCAGGAATACAGGAAATATTTCTCTGGTTGTTTAACCACGGGAGTTCAAGACAACGACACCGAAATAATTCCTTGTCATCATCAAAAACAAGATATGTCCCCTGAGTCTCTTTATCAGTGTATTTCCTTGCCAGAATCAGCTTTCTCATATTCCTTTTTCTTTGGACAGTCATCAGGAAGTTTCAAAGTGCCGAAACCATCCTGTTCAATATCTATATTACGACAGTCTGAAATTGTCTCACAATGAAGGCATTCACGGTAAGGAAGTTTCCCGGTTGTCATTTCATAAAATGTTCATGATACCAGATAAATAAAATCAATGTCAATCCGATAGTAACAATAGCCGTTAAGAATAATCTCAATACTATGGCACCCCAACGATTTTTTCGGATTAATTTATTAACAATACCTTTCAAATCTACAATTTCCTTACTCAGACTAATTTGATTCTCTTCCATTTTTTCAAGTTTTGTCAATATCGGTGCGATAGTATTAGCCAATTTTTTATAAACTGCATCGGCTATCTCTTCAACTTTAGCATCTTCATATAAATCCAGAAGTCCTATCATGAAACTTTGGTCAGCTTCATTGAGAGTCATCCTGTCACGTACTTCCTTTCGGAGAGGGATCTGTTTCAATATATCCATTACCCTGGCATCGTCAGGATGGAAAATATTAGGAGGGACTTTTCTTTTCATTTAATTGCAGATTATTTGTGATGCGAAAAATTTTATCATTTATCAGACAGTCGTTTTTTAGGTTTGCCATTCGGATATTTGATAAGATGATACCACCCCAAATAAAAACCAAATCCTATCATCCCGAATACAAATATTCTTAATGCCCAAAGCCCTATATCTTGTAATTTCATTTTATCTTTCTTTTCCCAAATACCATTTGCCTTTGTATCATTTCGGAATTAATTGAATCGGAATCATGTTTTTTTTTAACTCATCAAGAACCTGCATTTGTAATCCTTCTGCATACTTCATATATTTTTTTGTTTCATTAATGTTATCCTGCCAATACAAAATAACCGAACGCTGTAAGGCATCATGCGCCACAGAATATTTATCAACTTTTTCAACATAATTTTTAATCTTGTCATTCTGCAAATCAAATTTAAACCCTAATGAATCTATCTTTATTTCAATTTTGTCAATCTTGCCAGTTTTAATATTATTCTCAGTTACATAAGCTGAGATTTTCCAAATTGCAACACAAACAATACTCAGTACAGTTGCTCCTGCGGTAATATAAATCCAATTTGTTTTAATAAATTCTTTCACTTGATATCCCTATTATCTTCCAGATTGTTTTCATTTTTCGTGGCGTATTGACTCCATCAGAACTATTGTTGCCCTGTCCTTAGAACATTATAAACAGTATTTGCTACAATAGTATATCCTGCATTATTCAAATGAACATTATCAACATTTTTTAAAGAAGGTATAATATCCCAAAGATTTCCAGCATCCCCACCTGCACGAAATTGGCCAAGTAATATGTCCCAGTTAATATATTTTGCTCTTATATTTGTATAACTTTCAACGAGTGTTTTGAGTGATGCATTCCAATCATCCCTTGTTTGCATCTGGACATTTGTCCCGGCATTCCACGGCATGATTCCCCAACAAATAGGAAATATATTTGCTGTAACGCATTTATCTAACATTGAAGTCCAGTTGGATAAAAATGTAGCCTTTGTAATTACTCCTCCTGCAATATCATTTATCCCGCCATTTATAACTGTAATTTTAGGTTTTGCATTAATACAATAAGTATCGAATGCTGCAAGTATTTGTGTCGTCGTTCTATTCCCTAATCCACAATTTTGAAAAACACAACTTGAATCCATTGATAACAGTTTAGTTGTCCATGCAGTTGGCAAATCAACATTCGTAAAAGAACTATCAATAAAACTTGAATGAGAAGGCTGACTCGCCATAAGAGAATCACCTATTGCTATAATTAATGGTGCTTGCATATAAAAATGACAAACACTTAAAATATTTAAAGACCCAGTAGCAGATATAGGCCAATCAAACGGAGTCCCCACTGCTCCATCTTTATAATAAACAACATAAGAAGCATTTCCGTCATATCCAACTGACTGACCAGCAGTTCCAATTACTTGAAAACCATAAGCATCTCCCTCTAATACTGGTATTGAGGTACCAAATATTTTAGTATTTAATCCATTATTTACAGGGAGACAATCAATAGTCGCAATTTTATTATATACATGAATAGATGCCCGCCTCCAAATAATTAAATCCAGTTTAGATAATTTAGATTGATTCTGAATTTTACATAAGTCAACTTTTGTTAAATTTCCTGTTTGTCTTATCAATTCACATTTTGGTATCCCCCATCCATAAGTATAAGGAATCCAACTAAGTCCGTTTGGTGCTGCGTAATTATCTAAAAATGTTGCTCCATTCGTTACTGGTAGAATACTATTAACAACAACTTCATCGGTACTTCGGTTATTTTTTAGTTGATTCCAGTAACTACTCCATGAGAAAGCACTTTGAATCCTAATGTTCCCTATTCCTATTCTTAATGTCATGGTGTGATTTGTTTTTTAACTAACCATTGTCCGGTCATAATTGTAAAAATTCCTTGTCCGTTATCCACCTGAAGATCATAATCGAAAACACCGGATTCAAGAAATCCTGTGAGATCGTTCAAATGCGCATAACCACCATAAATCATATCCAGTACAATATCCGCAGGGCTTATTCCACTTAACCAGTCTTTAAGTAAGAGTCCGTCTTTACGTCTAACCTGCATTCGTGCAGAATACATATAATACGATACTCCTTCGGCAGGTGGATTAACAAGCGTGACGTAAAACTTCCACATTGATAATTGAGTCGAAGTACAATTAATATAAAATTCCATATCAATAGCATCGCCTTCGGTTGCCTGAAGATCAACTTTGGCAGGTTCTATATTGTAAAGCATTGTCATACGCCATAACCTGCATAAAGATCAGTATCTGGAGAAGTGATAAGCCTGAAGACTTTACGGATAACTTCAGGATCTTTAAATTCCGCAGAGGCATCAATGGTTTTCACTATATATTCTGAATCTTCATTTCCTATGGGACAATATTTTATTACTCCCCCGGAACTGGAACGAATAAAGAATCCATTTGGATCACTAAAATCACCTGATGATAAATCAATGTGGACTACTCTTACGATATTACCCATTTCTTTTGTAGGCCTTGATGCTGTTGATGGTATTGGTGCTGCCATTTTTTAATCTCCTATAATTAGTCACCCACAATTAAGAAAGGTCGGTTATCGCTGCATCGGGTGCCGCAACAATTACCGTTATTCCAAAGCGGGTAAAGTTTATAATTCCTGTTTAAATATGCGATTACTTCACATTTGATAGCTTCAGCCGTAAGTCTTGCTTCGGTTTCAATTCGTTGTATTTGTTTATCACTTGCCGGGGTCGAAAAATCACTGTCTTTTACAACCACACCTGCGGCTGTGAAATTAACTGAAGTGCGATTCACAAACCTTGCAAAACTGTAATAGATTATTGCTGCCTTAAGTCCCTGGAAAAGATAAGTCCGTGATTGATACGTATAACTTCCGCCATCAAGAAGTGTTTGATTATCTGCTGAGATAGTTGTTGGAAGTGTTGAGGCCTGATTTATGATCTCATCTAAGAGCGCATCGCCGAGCCAAATCTTAACATCTAAAAGTTGAGCCTCTGACACAAACTGAGGCCATGACACAGAGTTTTTTGTACTATCCGCAACGTACTTATATTTATCTAAATCAGACTTTTGAACTAATGCTATCATTAATTTGAATTTATATCAACTAATTTTCTCAACATCCATGCTTTTTTACCTGACTCACTCATTTTTGCTTTTGTTTCCTCTGATGCTTTTTTCCCTTATAGATACCTGTTATATTCATGTTGTAAGATATTGAAGTGGCGCAATCAAAAAATTACTGAAAGGTGTCATGTAAAACTCTAATAAATTTTGAAAAGCCTCAGAGAGTATACGGCGTTCATTACCTGTCACAGAGTTCATAAACTGATATGCGTTAGTTATCACATCAGCACCAAATCCACCACCGAGAGCGTTTGTTGCCGCAATACCTCTCAAAACAGGTGGGATTTTGAACATGCCTCCGATGTTTTGCTGAACAGTCTTTTCAGTTAGTTCATATTGACGATCATAATTATTCGTTACCAATGGCACAAACTCAGGTTTTTCTTCATCAGCATCAACATCAACAACAATCATCTTAGAAGCATTCTCATCGCCCTGCCATTTTTTTAGATTCAGTGCGCTTTCCGTCTGTTCGATGTTATATGGGTCGTGAGGGTCAACAGAACCATCCTCAAGAGTTCTCGGCTTTTTACCTTTACGAACAATCATACCAGCCTGCAAGAAGTTGTATTTTGCGTTGCGATGCTTTACTGTTGACACACTTTCTTCGGTGAGCATATCAGTTATGATAGGATCAAAAGGGCTTATTGGGTATTCAAGATCGCCATCAACAGTGAAATAAAGGACCTGACCAAGATATTTTTCTGGTCCTCCGGCGGCGGTCATCTCTTCGATCACTTTCTTTGGGTCAAAATGATTAATGAACTCAACATCGTTCATGTTAAAAATCTTCCCAGTCTGGCCTGTCCAATCAGGGTGAACAGCAATCCGCCCGGTATAACTATTCAGGCGGCCCGTAGTGACTATTTCAAGACGACATTGTTCGAAAGGAATACCAAAGTATTCCGAAGGCAGTCCCATGCCGTTATATTTAACCAGACAGGCAAACCCGTTAAAGTTTTTTAAGTCTTTTGCGAATTTTCTCAGTATTGAATTTGCTTTCTCGCCAGCGAGATTAAGTTTTGCATCAGCAAGTGCAGGGTCAGCAAAGCCGGCACCGCCGACAAACGTGACATAAATATCCATACAGGTTGACCCCGTACCGGAACTGTTTATAATCTCCAATACTTTCTGAGGATAGTCATTATTCTGACCATATCCTTTAATGCGCTTTGAAGTAATGTAAGTGTTCCGCTCAACTCTTGGTGCTGTTTTTGTAGCGGATACTCTCATTATTTTTTGGATTTACTTTTGACAGGTTTCTTCCTGACTCCGGTTGCCTCAGCAATCAAATTTTCTGCTATTTCAGCAACTTCCGGTTCTTTTTGTTTCGGCGGAATTTTTACCGTAGCGATAACAGGTTGTGAAACTGAAGGAACACGTGAGAAATAAATAATTTTCTCAGGATAGTTCTTCAAATACCATTCTGCCAGTTCGTCTGTGAGAGTATCGTTCGTACAAGTCTTTGACGCATCGCCAAAAGCCTGTAAAAGAACTCCTTTTTTTAACTCGTATTTACTTGATGCCATTTTTGTATTATTAATTATTTTAAATAAGGCTTCGATATAACAGGTCGAACATGAAATCTTTATCTTTTCCCCGGTTAAAAGTTCGTAAGCCTCTCTGATTTTGGCTTTTCGTGCCTGAGTCCTGAATGATCGAACATTTATAAAGTCCCTGGCAAACGAATGTACCTCATCATAAATCATAAAGAGAGTGCGGATTGCTCCGCACTTTATTTACGGACAACATGGAGCGATAAGTGAAGCAAGTGCAGCACGTGTCGCTGTTATAGTACCACCAACAAAATAAGAAAGCGGCGGCAGAGACTCTTTTATCTTATCCGAACATCCAGCCGTGAGTAACCATCCTCCGAGCAGTTCATCAGAGTTTGCGTCACGTTCAGCGGCGTTGAGTTCAAGGCCTTGATCCCACCCGAGAATTTCAAAGACAGTCCTCCCGGCTGCAACCGGTGGTACATCTTTGTTGTAGTTATTCTCGATGATGACAATAAACCTGCTGTCAACGGCATTCTGAATCCAGAGTTTCGTTTCAGGCGTATTATCGAAAATTCGGAATACAAAGCCATGCTCCCATACTTTCTGATAAGTCTTTTTTACGAGAGAAGTCTTGTGTTCATTCGAAAAATTGTACCCTTCGACACAGTAAGCATAAGCCGGCGGTGAAACCGTCTTTAGGACAAGTTGAGTACAAAGTAACGAATTGGTAGGGTCGAACGTGCTTAAATCTTTATCAACATCATCATAGTTGATGAAGTAAGCCAGATCCTTAATTCCCGGTACGAGATTCGCACAGTTTTTAAGAATACAATCCACTATTTGGTTACATCCTATTGTCATAGTAACCTCCTATCTTCCGACCATAAGCAGACGGTCATCTATAATCTTGGCATCGAAAGCATCAGCAGCCTCAATGCGGTTATAACGACTTCTCGGATCGTAAAAAGTATTGATATTATCAAATGCTCCCTGACAGGCAAAACCGATATTCAGGTTTGAGATCGTTGTGTAAACTACACGGTGAGGATCGTTCCATGACAGACCATTGTTTTCGTAAGCACGAATAAACTGATCCCATAGCGGAATAGAATATATTGGTATTCCGTCCCAGGTTGCAAACTCAAGTCCATTGACCATCAGTTTATAATCCTGGAAAGCGGTACCGAGTGCCTGAAGTTGACGTCTGAGACGATCAAAAACCGAGCGTGTTACAAGAAGTACCCTGTCGGGTTGCTGTGATAACTCGGTAATAGCAGCGTCAATCAATGTATTTACAGCCTGATAGGTCAAAAGCGGTGTTGCAACTGACTGCTGAAGTGCATAAGTGGCCTGTGTATTACCCGGCATTGCCTGGAGTTGCAGAGGGTTAACAGCATAAATAGCGGCCATCTGCTGGAAGAAACCATTGAAAACATTGAAGAAAGCAGGATCAACACCCGGAGTTATATTCCCGCCCGGCCAGTTAGCAGCAGCAGTATCCCCGAACCATGCGTAACGAAAGACCTCTTTCGGCAAATCTTTTGAGTAGATATTCAGAATGAATGAGAATATCTCAGTCTTAGTGAGATCATAAGGATTTGCACAATCAATGTAAAGACGCATCAGCGAGTTTTCAATCTCATCAATACACATATCATTGATGAACTCAAGATACTTCGGCTCCCATGTCTTTTCGATAGCAATCGCTTCGTGACATTGAGCTTTTGGATCGCAAGCCTGAGCAGCTTTCAGAAGTAGTCCGAAAGTACCGGGGATGATACCTATTCTTTTATCGTTCTTAATACCTGTCACCAGAGTATGAAACGTGCTCAGTGACGGTGCCTGAAGAACAGCAGTTACAGCAAGTTCATTTAAACTGCGGAGTTCATCAGCAGTAAAATGAAGATTGTCAAGATTGATTTTATGCCCACACGAAGGAGACGTGTAAAGCGTTGATAAATTTCGTTCAGCCATGATTATTCTTTTTTATTGTTTATATTCTTCATAAGTTCACGTACTTGCGCAAGATCAATCTCGCCGACTTTATCTGCTGAACTGAAACGTGTACGACTTTCAGGCTTCCATGAATTTCTCAAGTTCTGAAGTTCAGTAACCAGACCTTTTGCTTCAGTCTCTCTTGCTTTAAAAGCAGCTTCAGCAGCAACAAGATCAGGTTTTGCTTTCTCAGCAGCGGTGACTTTTTCTTTTTCAGCGTCAAGTTGCTTTTGTAATTCGGCAATCTTTTCGTTTGCAATTTCGAGTTCTGTCTTGGCGGCCATAGTGGCTTTTACGTCTGTGACCTTACCATTTAGAACTGTAACAACATCTCCGTTTGTCATGGTGTATGTCCCATCAGGAGAGGCTTCATCACCAACGGCAGGTGCGCCGGATGGCTTTTTAAGAGTGAGTTTCTTGCCGTCCTTATCTGTGAGTTCAAGATCAGCGGCAGGAAGTCGGGTCAAATTCTTAAACTTATCTATTAAAGTATCAAGTTTCTGCCCTAATGTTTTAACATCATTGTCATTCATAATATTTACTTTTGGTTTATAATAAGCAAATGCTTTTACAGGTTCGATAATTTTTGTAGCAAATCCAAGATTCAGCATATCCTCGGCCGAGAGTTTAGTGTCATTCGACATATACTCAGCAAGTTTATCTTTCGGACTCCCGGTCTTTTCAACATAGAAATCAAGTATTTTAGCCTCTTCCTGCTGAAGTGCCTCGGCGATTTTCAGAAGATCGCCCGATTCGTATTGATCAGCAAGTGTATAAGGCGGAATGAAAGGATTATGAATCAACCCATCGGCGTTTTTCATTATCTCACGCTCAGATCCGGCCAAGAAAATAATAGTTGCGATAGAATAAATCTTCCCCTCGCCAATAGTTGTAATCTTTTTACCGGAGTTCGTGAGCAGGTCGTATATGGCCCATCCTTCCTGAACATCCCCGCCACGTGAATTGATCTTAACAGTCAGATTTGTAGCGTCTTTATTCTGATCAAGAAATTCTGCAACTGAAGTGGCCGAGATACTTTCTTCCGAGTTATCAGAACTGCCAATATCGCCGTAAATCTTTAGGACTGCGTTAGCGGAATTTGACATCTTTTCGAAACCTGTTGTATCAATGCCGTATTTCTTCGCAGCAGTAATGATTTTACGTTTAGCCTTTGCCTTTTCTTCTGCCGTTGCGCCTTTTACCTGGCTTAGCCGTGCCATTGCATTACGGACGTGCGCTTTATCAAAAATCGGTAACTTACTATCTGAAGGCGGGTCACGTGGTATAGCGTAGAACTCATCAACAGTCTGACCGAGTTTTTTACGTTTCTGTTCCATTGCCCCGACCTGAGCATCGTCTATATCTTCCATATCTTTTGTGTTAGTAGCAGGTTCAAATGATATATAATGAACTTTATTTTTTGCAAGCCAGTCCTTTGCTTCCTGTGGTATGAACTTATCTTTATCAAACCGGTAAGTCTGCGTTACCATTGATCCGTCACCACCTTTGATTTTCCCGACAATAATCCGGATGCCCGGTGCTATGTCCTTGCTTTTGAAACTTGTCGGATCAAACTCTGACGGGTCTTTTACACGTGCGCTATGTTCGTTTGGCAGCGGCATCAGTTTCCTCCAAAACAATCAAGAATATCTCCTGCTAACCAAATACTTGAATCGCATGGCGATCCATCGTTTATAAGCAACCATTCAATAAATGTGTACCAGTACCAATCACAAACATAAAATTCATCCATATCACGGTAGAATATTTAATAAAACCCATCCCAAATAATCAACAACATTATCTTCTATGTTCTGAAAATCACACGTTAACATATAGACAACATCATTTACGACATCTCCCATAATCTAAGTTTTACGGTCCCGGAGGCGGGCCGAACATTCCACAACCAAATAAATTATAGTAGATGTCATCTTTCCAGTCGGGATAATCGAAATCGAAGATTGGGTAAAATACATCATCTATGTAATCAAACCAATCACAAACACCCATCGGATTCATGAATGTAAATTTATTATTGATTTTTGGAAGTATTACGACAGTAATTTGTCAGTAAGGTTTTTAAGAATCCCTTCGCCGTGAACTACTATGACACTGTCTTTTGCACGAAGAGCAGTCTGTAAATTCTGAAAATGAAGTTTTATTTTATTGCAAAGTTCACTATTAAGAAATGGATGATTGAGAAGATCAACACCAAAAAGATGAATCTCTTCAGCGTTATAATAACGATAGGCTATCTGCACGGCAATGAAAGGACTGCAATATGATTTTTCAAACGAAGGCGAGTCAAGTCGGCAAATCCTATCAGGATAACCGTTATAAATATCTATTTTTCGGAAATCCTCTCTTTTATCCCAAATGACCATCTGACTGTAAAAAGCCTTAGGCTTACATTCGTTAATAACTTTCAACCTGTCGGGTTTAAACTCTTTTGGGTGATTCAAACAGACAACCACCTCGGTATGATGGTAACGCCAGATGTCATTAACACCAATCGAAAGTTCAAACTCCGTGGAGTTAAACCTGTCGAGTGAACAACCCAGACCGAGGACTGCTATTTTTTGCATTTTCTTGTCTTTGCCAATCCGGTTCCGTCTCAGGTTTACCTTTACTGCGCCTGTCGCTGCGTGTTCCGGCTGTATTGTGGATTACATAAAGCGGTTTTACGGGTTTCCATGACCACCCCGCACCGCCGGTATGTCCGAGTCCTGGGAGAACTTTAATAATCTTATCCGTCAATCCTTGCCGGTGTATATCACGTGCAGCAAGAAAACACGGAGCTCCATGATGAACGTAAGGATGAAATTTATAATATTCCGAAACTTGTAAAAGATGAAAGAACGGGTGAAGCATATACATGAACCCTTCCTTTGCATGTTCCGGCCTTGCTCCCCATTCGTAACCTCCCATGTCTGATTTTTCAGTATAACCAACGCCATAAGTATCTGATTCCATCATTGAAAGCATCAATTTTAAAGGACTTTTGATCATCACTATATCTGAATCAAAGATCAAAGCAAATTTCGTTTTAACATGACTGATTGCAAGGTGCATACCCCGGCCATGACCGATATTTGCAGGACATAACAAAATCTCCGTACCGGTAGTGAAATTCGTAACATAATGCCTGCAAGGATCATTCGGATCAGAATTTTCAACAATAATTATATTCATGTCAGGGTGAAACTTGCGGACAGATTCGTAACATTTTTTAAATAACGCCAAAGTGTTATGCACTACAACAATCCCGGTAACGTCAGATAAAGTATTCATCTATTTGTAAATAATTGAGTTCGTGGATTTGTATTTTGATAATATTTTTCATAATAACTGGCATCTTCGCCGATTAATGCCCTGAGATAAATCAAGTTTGCATCGTCTCTCATATTATAGGATCTTAAATGACCCGCACCAATCCCGCCACGCCCCGGCATACCCTTCATTCCGATAGCGAGATTATTGTCATTGAATAAATATTTCTTCTGGACTTTCTGCCATAAAACACAATCAATAAATTTATGATAAAAGCATTCCTTTAATATCGGTATCACGTCATAGCGAAAAGCTGTCTGGAAAAAACTTGAATGAACAGAATTAGGATTAGTAACATATCTGCGATAAAGGACATTATAATAAACTGTATTTCGCTCACCGATCAGCTGATAACCGTTGAATTTTGCCATCATGCGTTCAAGATAAACCGAGCGGTAATAATCATCATCTTCAATAATGAAAATCGCATCAATATCTTTATAATTACTTAACGTCTGAATACCTGCCGATAAATTTCTTACCTGCGTGTTTTGTGATTGCCACACTGGTTCAGGGTAAACTTTATGAATCATCCAATTCTCACGAAAATCTTCAGTTACATCATCGGTAGTCCTCGGCAAAGCATCATCAATAATTACCCACACAACCTCACCTGAATAAGTTTGTTGTTTCATCCACTTTGCACAGAGAGTAAATTGCTCTGGCCTTGCACCTGTCGGAGTAATAAGGGCAATACACATAATTAATTATTTAATTGTTTTCTTAAAATCCATGCTCTTTTACCCGATTCGCTCATTTTATGTTTTGTTTCATAAGTTGCTTTTTTACCTTGTTGAGATTTACTATCTCTTAAAAGTCTTTCAGGAGAATGCCTTTTGCCAAATTGATGATGATTAATTCCGCTCATTCGTTCACTTGCCTTTCTTTTCCATTCATCCGTATGGTAACCTTTACCGATTCTATTTTTTCTTATCTTATCTATTGTTTCTTTAGAATGACGATGTCCAAGCCAATTCCCAGCTGTCTTACAAATATTAAAATAAGGATTTAATGAATCAATATAAAATTGTTCATAACTTATAAGATTTTCTTTATCACATCCAACTATCATAAAAAATAGCAAATCAGATTCACCATATTTATTGTAATGATTTTGAAATCTTTTATTTGGGTGTTTATTTTTTCGTAAATCTTCACGATGATAATTCCATCGTTTATTAATATCTATTGCACTACCAATATATATTTTATTGGGATTAATTTTAGATTGAATTTTGTAAATACCTGATATTTTCATATTATAAAGATACGATATAATAATGTTATTAAAGTAATCATCAGTTATGAATAAAAATTATTTTTTCAGTCTTATGAGTTGTCATTCCTATTCGCTTACATTCAGCCAAACAATCTTGAACATATAACCCATCGGCTATCTCACTTGTATTTTTTATCCCGATCCGTTTTGCTACTGGCAATCTGACTGCAAACGCCCCCAAATCAATGTAATAAACCTGTAATATCGTTGAAAGAACAGAATAATCGAAATGTGAATGAATCATATTGCAATAAATTATACCTGCTGTCGGTGTAACGAGTTTTAACATTTCATCAATGAATGCCGGAGGATAATAATTATCATCATTTGTACTCATTACAAAATCTTCATCTGCGCCGACAGTCTTTTTTATCATCATGTCACGATTGATAAATCCTGAGTGAGCCGTCCTTATTTTTGTATATTCAAACGTGATCCTGGGATCATTGTAAAGATTTATCACATCATACATCGCTTCAGGGATTTCGCCATCGTGAATAACGTAAAGTCGCCAGTTTGGATTTGTTTGTACGAGAAAGCAATCTATCAATATCCTCAGTGGGATAATTCGTTTATAAGCAGCACAGATAACGTGTAATGTCATATATAATTTTCTTTTGGATAACAGATTTGATAATGAGATTTAAATTCAAGTAGAGCGTCTTTATCATTAAGCCTGGAGTTATGAAATTCATAAATCTTTACATCAGGATTTGTCCCGATCCAAAATTCCTGATCATAATAAGATTTCCCATTCAAATAATCATGATTCAGTGTATTTATATAACTTGCTTTTACCCAAAAGAAAGCACCTGAGAAATGCGGGTAAAATCCAAGACTTGTATCACTGTTCCAAAGAACTCCACAGGCATCGTAACCTTCATCAAGTTTTTGAATGCAATCTTTCCACCGTTCGATTACGAAATACTCCATGTACCTGCGCCAATCAGTCACAGCAGCGCAATCAACAAACGGTTGTTCTTTGCAGGTCATCCCTTTAGTATGGAAAAACAAAATATAATCATCAGGGTTTTCTTTTGAGTAATCTCTGATCCAACAAAGTGTCTGACGTAATTCCAAGTTTTCAGGGTAAACTACAATCTCAACTTTCTTTTCAGGTTCCGTCTTTCCACTTGTTGCAAAATTATAAAAACCCTTGGCCCATTCAATGCCGTGCTTAGGTTCCATGTTTTCAGAAGTCGTAATACCGATATAAAGTTTATCACAGGCATTATACAGACCTGAGTGGATGAGTAATCTGAATTGCTCGGTCATCATATCCATATACTGACCAAACATATAAGCGTGGTATGCAACGATTATTTTCATTTTTTTGCTACAAATAATAAACATTCCCCATTTACAGTGGCGTCACATTGCTTTTCTGTAAGACTAAATCCTGCATCTGTGAAACATTTCCGCATCTCATCAGGGTACATCCAAAAACCTATATCGGAAAGACTTGCGCAATAACTATCTTGCCTGACGGTATTCCACCGCATTATCTTGCCCGTGTATGTATTTCCATAGGCAATTACAGAACCTTCTTCACGACTTGGATGGTTTATACTTGCTACCTGTGACCAGACCATAACAACATCAGTAATATTCGCTAACTGGTAAATCAATTCAGCGGGGTTTTCCTGATGGTATAAGACACCGGAGGCCATAACAAGATCAAATTTACGTCCCTCGTAGTTTTTTACATAGTAACAGAAATCCCCGAAGATGAACTTTGCTTTATTTAATCCGAATATCTCTTTGATGATAAGACATTTCAAAAAACAATTCGACAGACCTTCGACAGCAATAACCTCTCTGGCTCCTTCATCTATCAATCGTTTTGTTTGTGCGCCTTCAAGTGGCCCGAGTTCAAGGATCCGTTTATTTTTTACGCCGCCAACCGTCTCGATCTGCCAGGTGAGTGTCGGGATTGTATGTAACATTATATCCCCGCCAAATACCTTATCGTCTATTTCGAACCTGCTGGTCCATCCTGGGATAATACTGAACATGGATTCAACTGAACAATCCGTACCGATTATTGTATTCATAAGACTTTAATATCTGGGAACATAACAATAAATTTACCTTCATACTGACCTTTTAAAGAATTGATAATATAATCTTTAAAATTATGAGCAAGGATAATCATGTAATCAATCTTCTCAGTCTTTAATACTTCACGACTAACGACCTCTATCCCTGTACCTGGAACGAACTTGCCCTGTTTAAACGGTGTGTCATCAATGATAAACCTGATCAACTTATAATCAATTTCGCAACTATTTAAGAAAACACAACCTTTTGCAGCAGCACCAAAACAAGCGATAGAACGTCCCTTTGAGATCAGGTCTGTTATAAACTGTTTATAAGAACTAATTTTATTATAAGTCAACTTTCCCCATTTCAGGCAATACTCTTCAGTCAGAGTTCTTTCAAGATTCAAAAATGAAAGGATTGTACTATCAGTTTGACGTTGTGAGGATTCCTTAACAATCAATATTCGGAGTGTCCCGGCGTGCATATCATGATATGAGACATTTATTACTTTTAACCCTTCCTGATTACAGAGGTCAATAATATTCTTCAGGCAGAAATAATAAACGTGTTCATGATAAACCTGATCATAATTGTCATTTGCCAGAGTAGTAAGGATATAAGGAAATTCCAGGCACCATAAACCTTCGTTCGAGAGATTCCGTTCTATACCTTGCACGAAAGACCGGATCGGCTCTGTATGTTGAAAGACATTTGTCGAAGTTATCAATTTAACTTTATAGGGAAATTTTGTATCACTACCAAAATACTCGTTATAATACTCAAGTTTGAGTTCATGGTTTATATCAATAAAGCTTTCACTACAATCAACATTTATATAATAAAGATTTCGGTTCTCTTTGCGGAACTCCGTTAATAGACTACCATCATTACCACCGATGTCAACAACCAGATCCTTGTCTTTGAAGTCAATAAGTCGTGAGAGATAATCATACATCTTCGCACAATGCGTCAAATAAGGCTTGTTTACCCCTGAACGATAGAGATAATTCAAGAAGAGATGATCTTTATTTATGTACTCAGTAAGACAGGTCAGTTTACTTTCAGGGAAAAATTGGATTGCCAGCGGGAACTTCTCGCAGTTAAATGACTCTTCACGTGTTTTACATAGGTTATTAACAAGTGGTACATTTCCTAAATTAAGATATTCAACAGATTTATCACTTGATGATATGGGACAGTTAACAATTCTCATATCTGTGAAGTGAAATGAAATTATGTTGTTGTGAAGTATTAAACTCATGTTCACCTGCGTCCCACGGGTAATAAAATTGCATTTGATTGCGCCTTATACCAAGTTTCCAGACACAGTAATCAAAACATAACTGATCGCATGACAAGAACTTAGCAAAAGTATTCCACCATAATTCATTGAATATTTTAATCTGTTTTGTATTCTTCCTCAAGACAACCCGGACTTCACTAAATCCGAAATGCTCAGGGAATCCTTCTGTGCGGTAATAATTCATTTGCCTGTCAGCTGGCTCAGTAAGTAATCGTTCGGCTGCTTTGCATTTCTCAGCATGGACGTAAGTGCAGTCTTCATCCGGGTAACGAAATGCAGCAAGTTCAGCATCCAAGAGGTATTTTTCAATTAACTGCGCCGGATTGATAGTGTTCATCATCGTAGTACCGTCCTGATAAATTATATAGTCGTAATTATTAAAAAACAAATGCGAGTTTATTTTATAGTATCTTGCGAGGAGACGAAAATTATTTTTAGGTTTAATCTTTAATGGTATAAATAATCCTTCTTTTGAATCAAAATTATCAGTAATCACAAAAAAATCAGCCTCTTTCTTGTACTCAGGATTATAACTGCGAAGTGTATCGTAATTATTTATTATGCAGGTATATACTGCAATTTTCATACGTCGGCCTCCATCTGTTTTATGATTCGGTAAATAGTTCTTTCGTTCATATCATAGTCATAGGTGACAAAGAGAAAAGCATTGTGATAATCATAACCGGCTTTTTTATAATAATCAAAACGCGAATAAATCTCATAATGCCTGAGTATTGAACAAGGGAATAAACCTATTTTAACATTATGTTTAACAGGGTCAATATTGTTGTTTATATATTGAAAAAGTGTCATATTTTTGCACGGACTTCTATTTTTTGTTTCTCTTTAATTTTTGCGTTTATATCTTCGACTGTAACAATAGGTGACGGAAGTTTACTCATTGCTTTTGCAATATCTTCAGCAGTTAAAAGATTCTGATTCGGCAGGGCGTTTATCTGCGCCTGAGTTACCGCTGGTTGAGTAAGGACTGACGACCCGACAGGATTCGCAAATATTCTCTGAATCGCTGGTGCGTTTGTAATCGTTTTCGGTGCAGATGTCGGTACAGAAGTTGATTTTCCGCTCGTATCAACAGCGAGAATGCTCTGAACATTAGCCAGACCAGTTAGAATAACTGTTGCCATCATTGCAATTTTTGCAACAGTCGAAGGAATCGTTTTGTCATTCAATGTTGCAGTCGCAGCTGCAAAAGTATCCATTAATGCCCCGGCAACAGCGAATCCTTTCGCTAATGCTGTTTGCCGTCCTAAAACTTCTGACATTGCAGTGGCCGCACCAGCAATGGCTTTTATTTCTGAATATGCAAATTCTTTACGTTTTTCACTGAGTTGTTTTTTAGCTGCTGTGTATTGTTCATCAATAAGTTTCTTTTGATTAGCAGTTAACTTCTCATATTCAACACTTTTTATCATTGCAGCGTGTTCATCATCAAGAATACTTTCTAAGATTTTACTTGTTTCTTTTGCATTCTTTTGTTCATTCTCTGCTTTAAGTCTTTGATAATCAAAACCTGCCTTCAGGTCAGTCTTTTGCTGCTCACGTTTTCGGTTTCTTTCAGTCTCATCGGTTGATATTGTTTTGATAATAGCATCCTCGTCAAGTTTTTGAATAGCATTAAGATATGTTTGATAGATGATTAATTTTGCGGCTCGAGCTAATTCAAAAGGCTGAATGATTGTATCAACTAATTTTGTTTGGATTTGCATTTGCTCAGTCAAGTTCTCTTTTTGTTTTTGTAAAATCTGAGCATCTAAAGCAGCATCAGTAGCTAAATAGTCTTTTCGCAACTGTTCTCTTTCTTCAAAACTTTTCCCAACGGTAGCAACCTGCTCATCATAAGCAGTTTTTAATATTTTCTTTTGGAAATTATATGCTTCAATATCTGCTTGGTTTGCGAGTTCATTAAGTTTCGTTTCTGCTTCGACAAGTTTGAAACTCTCCATTAAAAGTTCATGCCGTGCAGTTTGTAAGGCTTTTGTTGCACGTATTTCTTTTCCGGCGCTTACTGTTCGTAATTCAAATATCTTAGCTTCTGTTTCCGCAACTTGCCGATCTATTTCCCTTGTATCCTGATGAGCATCTTTTATTCGTTTTTGATTTCCCAAAAGAATATTATAACGTTTTGTTTGAAGTACAATCTCCTGATCAGTTGTTTTATTTTCAAGATCAAGTGCTTTTTTTAATGCCTCCATCCGTACTTCATAAGTCTTTGTCTGATCGGCATAAAGAAGACGAGCCTCTTTGATTGCGAGATTTGCTTTTGCACGTGGTACAATCATTCTAATTTCTTCGGCCTCAAGTTCCTGTTCTTGTTTTTTAAGATTTGCAGCCGAATCAGCAGCATTATTCATTTTAGTACCTAAATCAGTAAGATATTCTTTTACTTTTGGGAATGGTGCATAAAGAATATTGAAAATTCCTTTGGCAGCATTCCCAATATCTCCCATGATCTTTGTGATCACATTACCTTGTTTGCCAGTTTCTTCAATAGATTTAACGGCACCTTTGCCAACCTCAATTAATTCGCCTTTTAAGACAGTTAAAGCGGCTTTAAAAGCAGATGTTTTCTGTGCAAGTAAATCCATGCCTTCCTGCGACCATTTGAAAAACGCCATGAATGGTGCAGAAATAGCGGCCAAAACACCTGCAATAATACCCCCAATCAAACCGACCTTTGAAAAACTCATTACAAATGATTGTGCGGCCATGCCAGCACGACCTAAGACTCCAGGCATCAATGAGAGATTTCCTAACGCCCCTTGAATTGATTCGCTGTAATTGCCAACATTTAAACGATTATCATGGATTCCTTTACCGAATTGATCGAGTGCTTTTTTAGATTCATTAACCTGTCGAGAAAGTTGAATATACTTATCTGTCATCCGATAAGTACCATCAATATTTTTTGTCATCGTACCGGCTTCCAGTTTTAAAGCCGTCTGCCATAATTGATTATTCCTCAGTAATTGCTCATAACTCCCTGATTCGGCCTTATTGGCCTTAGTAGCTAAATTAACAAGGTTTGTAGCATTTTTTACATCTGTCTGAGCCTGACGTAATTCAGCGTTACTCTTCTCTATCTGGTCGGCAGTTGCGTTTTCAGACTTTCTTAAAGCTTCATTTGAAGTCCTTAATTCATCAACTCGCTTCTTTGCCTGAATTAAGTTATCAATATATTCCTGATAATTACTCTGTATCTCTATTAGATATGTTTTCTTTTCGTCCATTATAGTTTTATTAAATCAATGGTACACAGTTGTCCAGGGACGTAGTTATTAATCTTATTCACGTAGAAATAAGCCTTATATTGACTGAGATAAATAGGGATATAATGTTTGAGTCCAGCCACTTCATAAACCGGAAGATTGAATTTTGCCCTTCGTAAATTAGTCTTTGAAAGCAGCCGGGAAAGCCCGGCATAGTTATAGATCAGATTTGCAAACGAGACATCTTTTGAAGATGCTTTCTTTGGTGTGGTAATGTCATGTGAAACACCGCCGACAACTAAAGTCCTTATGCCAAAAGTCTTTTGATATAGTGGGGATGCAATCTCGCCGGTGAAATTCACATAAACTATTCTCGGATCGATAGTCTCGTTTTGATCATAAGAAGAAGTATCAACATTATATTTGTTAAAACCTATTTTAGAAATATCAACGCTGAAAATATTTGTCAATACAGTTACTTCATCGCAGGTCGAAATAGACAATTCAAGAATATCTTTTGTGTTTGCGAGTGTCTCATCTTCGATTTGAATTACTCCAGTACCCTGATCTTTTTTAACGTCATCGGATTCTTTATATCGTAACCAGTTATACTGAGCATAATCACCAAATTTAAATTCTGTCTCATCTTCTCGTTCTGAAAGATACGCAGACCAATCACGTGCAATAGAGATATTATCATAGAGTTCCGAGTAATTCCAGAAATATATCTTTCGATCTCTCGGCGTAACTTCCGGGATAAGTGCAAAGAAATTACAGATCAGTTTAATAAATTCAATCTGTGTCAGGTCTGGCAGATTAAGATGTGGTGTTACAGCGGCTCCGTAACCTATTTTAACATCAGTTATCGCCACAACTCCAACGGTAAACCCGGTGCAACGATAAAATTGAGTTGTCCAGACCGTGAGTTCTTCTCCGACAACTGCCGAATATTCGCCTTCAAAAACATAAGGTTCATGGTAGTCTATGTTACGTGTCAGTTCAACGACCATTACAGCACCGGAATAAAGATAAACATGCGAAGGGTAACTTGTTATAACAGTACAAGTATATCTGAATCTGTAAGTTGCAACAAAAGGAGTTACATAAATCCAATGGATTTTAAAATATGAAGTACCGAGAGTTATAATATAATCCCTCGGATCAGCCCACCACATACGGTTAAGTGGCAGTGTAAAATCGGTCCAGCCACGCCAATAACCATTAAAAAGATATTTGCTTGTATCAACTTTAGCAATATCCAGATTAGTTATTGGGGTGAATAACTTCAGAAAGACATCATTCGTCAGGATATTTCCTGAGCAATAAAATCCTGCATTTTTAAAAATCTCATCCCATATTGCTTTGATTTTTATAAACGGCCAGATCCAGCCTCCCCACATTTCAACTCGGTCGCCATCATCGGTGAGTGGTGCTATACTTCCATCTTCTGAGGGTTCGCAGAGCGGATATACATAATCCGGGTCGCCGATATGTGTTGCCACCTGAGTCACGGCATCCCAGGTATGATTAGTCGAAGGCAGACTAAGGTCTGTAAGTTTTAAGTTCTCTATTGCTTTAAAGAAATTAAGGTTCCCCGCAAGGATCGAGACATAATAATACTGTTCGTCTGTTTTATCGAGGATCATCTTACCACCGGTAAAGACTTCGATATTATCTTCAATCAGTTTGCATTCCTGATACTCATAAGGGAAAACAGTATTAGCCCCGACCTCGCCGGACAATTCAAACAGTGCCTTCATTGTCCTTGTCTTACGGATCTTGAACTGAGCTGTGAAGTCTGACTGACGATCCTGCATCTCTGCAATGTCATTGACCTGTTTATTTATCGGTACAACTTCATCAAGGTCCATATCGCAAAGCGTATCGCTGATATAAAGACGGAGCGACTTCTGATAAACTGATGATGCAAGTGCTAATTCTTTCCGTGTAACCTCAAACGATATTGAATACGCCGGGGAGTTTTCTTCTCTTATAAAATGCTCTCCTCGTGTTATATCAACTTCACGCCAGATGCCGCCTTCATATTGCATGACTTTTTCAGCCATGAGAAGACCGGTAAAACCTCCGATATTCCCTTGAGTGATTCCTTCGATAGTTACCTGGTAAGAATAATCAATCTTTAATTTTGTAGGCCGTTCAATTTTTGAAATGACTGAGAACATCCGGCTGACCTGTGTACCTAAACTTTCTGACTTCTGAGCGATTTCATAACCGTTTGTGAAGTTGAAGTAATGCCAACCATTCCACCACCAGCGCAAATAAATACCTGTTGTGCAATCTGAGATTAATATTTTTATTGCGCCGATCTTCATTTCAAGTAGCAATAAATTTTATTATAGACCATCGCTGATAATATCCCTGCTGAGATAAAAAACAGTAACTCAACAATATTAAAAGGCTTAACAAAAACAAAATACCACAAACAAACTTGGCCGACAAAGCATTTATAACAACCACCTAAAGGACGGCAAAGCCAATCAGGAAGTTTAACGATGAGTTTCTGATACCAGTTAAATATCATTCCCTCGTCCTGCCCTAAAGCACAAAACATGAATGCAATAAGTGATATTTTCAATACATCTATCATGACGGTACGTTATTATACCAGCATCTTCCCGGCGTTACTAAAACCGTCCATGCTCCGGCACCCGTTACTTCCGGGATCGGTGTGCCGTCATTAAATCTTGTGACCTTGAGATTTGATCGCATCCATACCTGCGTGCCTATCTTAACAGTGGAATAAGAATTGCCATCAATATCAGTCATTGTTCTTGTATCAATGGAATCATCTTTAATCAAACGAATAGAAAATCCATATTTATTAGGATAATAATCTATTTGCACAGGATCAGAAACTAATGGATTTGGATTAGTAATTATCTCCATCGTATATGTCTGTGTTGCATCAAAAACAGTTTTTGACCAAAATGCAGTCCAGTTTGTCATACCCTCAAATGCACCACTGACATCATTTCTATCACCGGATGCCAGTGAAGTATAACCATTACTATTTGTTGCGCCGGTATTTGGAGGCGCCCAATGAATACTGCCAACTTCTTTTAATTTCCCGCCTGTGAATGTCACACCTAAATACGCATCAAGATTATTAAAGTCAGTTTTTGTAGGTACGTGCCAACCTGCCGGTGCAATATTTCCCAATGCCGCAGAAGCATTATAAAGCATACCATTACTAAGGGTGAATGTTCCATCTTTTATCAATCGCACTCCAAAATAATTCGGACTACTTGATATATAGTAATTATATGTTGATGCGTTATATATAAACTGAACACAATAACCATCGGCACCAAATGCACTTGAAGTCCATAGATTAGCCTGATAACCCATCAGACTATAACCGAATATTGAGGCATTATAATAACCTGTCGGGAGTTGTTTGAATCCATAAAGATCAGTTGACGCATTCGGCGCAAACCAATGAATTGTATCAACTTCCTTAAGTATTCCTCCGGGATTCGCACCTACATAAGCAATCAAAGTATTCCATTCAACAAGTGTCGGGACGTGCCAACCAGTAGGTACAAACCCTGGTGACATGACCTGTGCATAAGTATAAAGTCCTCCATAAACTGCACGATTCGATTCGTCATCATCATAAACTTTCGACCCCGGATAATTGATATCCCAGTTATAACACATCCAAATCTGACTGCCGATGACAATTTCGCAATAAGCGACTGAAGGTGGTATGACAGGTATATAAGTAAGGGGTGAGAATGTTACTTCCTTGCTGCCGATTACCGCTTTAAACTCTATCTCGACTGATTGAAGTTGATTATCATAAACTTGAAGTGTCCCTGGTTCGATCCTTATACTAACCCATCCGTAGACAGTGAGCAAAGAAACCTCACGTGTCATCATTATTGTTCGTATCGCTTGCGCCTGGCCTCTGGTAATCTGACCTGATCCCATCATTATTTTTCGGGTTCCGATGGTATAATATTTCTCACCTTCAGTTACAATAGAGTATTTCCCCGGAAGAAAGAACCAGTAATGAAAACCATTGTAATACCATCTGAGATAATAACCGCCACATGGTTTTACGACCGGGATCCTGACGAGGTTATATGTGTTTATTCCCCAACCCATCAGATCAGAATTTCTGCGGTTAAGAACGCTGCGTTTGAAGGGATTATGGCTGGATCAATATTTAAAGAACATATAAACCCTTCAAGTGAATCGGCCGGGATATATTCAGTTATTGATCCAGGGGTAATCGCATGAGTAGGATCATTCGCACTATAAAAATTTATATTCACTGTCAGAATAGATGCCGGTGAAACCGATGCGACTTCCGGCAAGATAAATGACAGGTCAAATGGTAGTCCAAGAAAATAAACAGGCTGGTCGAACTGATTAAAGAATGGCGCATCATTAAGCGAATTAGCAACATAACCATGCAGGTTTGATCCTTGTTCTTCACTTCTTACCGCCTCACCATAATACCAATCATTCATCAGTGGCGGGGATGTTGGCGGCGAAGTGACAATATCTCCCTGCCAGGATTCAGAACTGCCATACCAGCATTCCCGGTATTCAAGATTAAACATCCCGGATTTAGTCGTCTCCTTCATTATCCGTGTACTGTAATCGCCGATCTTACCGAGTGAAGTAACTATACGCAAGATCCCTGAAACGTCTAAATCAGCATATCCAAATGAATCAGGCGAGGCAATTATCGTGAGTGGATAGACGATCCCGTTTATTGTCAAACGACCTTCGAAATAATAACCGCCATGAAGAGTATTATCGTTCATGTAAGTAATGTTCATCCCCGGTACCCATGCAATATCAGTTGTGACAACTTTCAATGTCCCGTCAACATTCGTCACTTTGCCTTTATACATCTGATTGGTCGCAGCACAATAAAGTACAACATCATTCGTAACTGCCCCGGTATAATTATCCGTACAAACTACTTCAAGAAATCCGCCTATATTCCAGCCGGTGCAGGTCCAGTCCTTACGAAGCAGTCGAAAGTTATTAGGCGATTCCGTAGCGAGCCAGCGACAGATGATCGAAGGGTCTAAAGGTTCAGGATATGCGGGAGTTGAAATTAACGTTATCATTATTCATAAGGTAAAGTACATCCATTACATAAAGT